GCATTTACTGATTTATCTGCTACTAATTTAAATTCTGTTAATATCGGTTATGATTTATCAGGCAAAGGAGCATTTACTGATTTATCTGCTACTAATTTAAATTCTGTTAATATCGGTTATGATTTATCAGGCAAAGGTGCATTTACTGATTTATCTGCTACTGGTTTAGCTACTACAACTATTGTCATATTATCTAATTTAGATGTATCTGGTACAGCTAACATACATGCTCAATTAGATATTTCTGGAAGAACTGGGTTGACTAATGGTAAAATTAATGCCGTTGATATCGGTTATGATTTATCTGGTAAAGGAGCATTTACTAATGTATCCGCTCAAAATATAAGTTTATTTACTGATACATCACAAGGTACTAATTATGGATATGATATAGTACTCGATACAAGTAATAATAATAAATTGTTACCAATGACATCAGATAGAAGACTAAAAGATAATATTGTTCCTTTATCGTCTGGTTTAGATGATATAAAAAAATTAAATCCAGTATCTTATATTTGGAAATCAAATAATAGAAAAGATATTGGGTTTATCGCACAGGATATTAGAGACACTTTACCTATTGCAGCAATAGGTGATGACAATAACGAAAATAAGTTCATGTCTTATAACCATAGACCTATATTAGCAAAAGCAGTCAAAGCTATACAAGAGCTATCTGAAGAAAATAAAATATTAAAAGAAGAAAATCAGGAAATGAAAGAAAAATTGGATACAGTAATATCTAAGCTACAAGCATTAGGTATTATGTAAAGAAAAAATTAATATCTAAGCTACAAGCATTAGGTATTATGTAAAGAAAAAAATAAGAAAAATTAATGACTTTTTACAAAATAATAAGACATCGAATATGAAGAATGATTATTAACAGGAGAACACTTTCCCCAACATGGTTCACCTAATAAATACATGATTCGTACGTAACTTTCCAAGTTATCATCAAAAAATGAAAACACTTCTTCAGTCTGTTTATTTAATCTAATTTTATCATAGGTTATTTTTATTCTTTTATTTATTACATCTTCGTTCTTTTTATTAAAGAAACTATTCATATATAATAAATGTTATAAAATTTATACATAAATTTTCAATATTAAATAAAATTGAAAATTTAATTTATATTATAATAAGTATATAAAATATGTCTATTTTTTGCTATAATGATTATAATGGACGTGAAACAGTTGATAAAGAGTACAAGTTGTTTACATTTCATCCCAAAGGTACAACTATTGATCCAAATGATGAAACTTACGCCGAAAGTTTACTTGCATCTGGTAAATGGATTTTTAATGAACCAGTTATGGAAAACCTAGATTATTATCTAACAACATATCTTCCAAAATATACAACTGCTTTTCTTAATAAATCTTCAGAATCAGAAAATGGTGAAATGTATATTGGAATATCGGATGATGGTTTTATCCAAGGAATCCCATATCAAGGTGAAATTAGTCTCGAATTAATTAAATCCAAAGTTAACACAATTTTAGATTCTGATCTGATTTCTTCAGAATATAATCTAAAAGAATATATTAATGTTGAAGTGATTAAAGTCGATACATCAGATTTCTCTCTTCTACCTGAACATAATAATATAATTGAAAATTATTTCTCTCAAAAAAAAATATATACTCAAAAGCTTAATAAATATATGGCTAAGAAAAAAAAATGGTGTCACATGATGGATTATTATGGTAATAAATTACACGTTTTACTTAATGAACCCATCTCGCGTTCTGAACTTCTAAGATATGTAAAATTAAAAGCTCCAAAAAATAAAACATTACGTTATCTACTACGTTCATCATATAAGTTTGAACATAAATTTGGTTATGAAGTATCTGATCTTAAACAAGATGAAGATAGTGCTTGGTACTGGGTAACACGATGGAAAGATGAAATGACTGATTTTGTTAAAACATTAAAACCACAACCACCAGTTGGCATTTCTAATCGTATTTATCCACTTAATATTATTACTACTATAGTTGACATGATTCCACATTGGATTCACTATACTAGTAATAATATTAATCTTTTTTTGATTAAGATTTCTTTTCAAAAACCAGATTTAGATTTGGAAATTACTTACAAAGGATTTGATGGTGAATATATTCACTGTTATAGAAGTACTCAAGAAAGTGGTCCTTTTTGTAAACCATGTTAATTTTTTTATTTTGCACTAAATAAATCTCTTATATTATAATCTCCGTATCTTCCATAAATATACATGTCATACTTTAATGGTTAATTAAATTACTTCTTAACTTTTTACTTTATTTTAATCACCTTTTATTTATTAGATTGATAATTAATTGTCATTAATACAAAACCAACTGTACTAAAATTAAGTCTGTAATGTTCTTTCTACTGTCTGATAACAACTATAAAAATATTATCTTTTTTAATAAACAATAAGAAATATAAATATGCACTTATTTCAAAATTATGGTACAAAAATTGTTTTAAGTGTACTAACTGTTGTCATATTTTAGAAAGCAAATATATAGATATAACTATAATATACTTTAATTTTTGTTATAGTCTGAAGCTAAATAATAACTTGGAATCTTAGTTCTCATTTTCTCGGATTGCATACATTCTTCACTACAACAACCGTTTACTTTATAGTGACACTTTTGACACATCGTAATATGTTTATTACACCAAGCATTCATACAATTAACCATGATATCGCACCCAATTTGACAAATATAACATTTGGTTATAATTTCTGGATTAGTAGTATTGACATTTTTTGTTATTCTTCCATCAAAAACATAACATTTACCATCAAAATCTTTTCCTTTATTTTCTATTCCGTATTTAATAATACCACCATGAAGTTGATAGACATTTTTAAATCCTATTTTTTTTAGATATGCTGATGCTGTTTCACATTTTATACCACCTGTACAACAAGTAATTATTTTTTTATCGCGATTTTCTGGATTCAAATAAAGCTGATGTTGTTTAATCTTATCAGGTAAATGATAAAATTTATCAATATCTAATGTTATCGAATTTTTAAATTTTCCAATATAATGTTCATAGTTTGACCTAACATCTAAAACTATAGTGTCATCCTCTTGCATCATATTATAAAATTCTACTGGTGATAAATATGTACCAGTATCTATAGTAGGGTCTAAATCTCCAACATTTAATCTAATAAGACAAGGTTTTATTTTTATTGACATTTTAGGAAAAACATGTTCTTCGCACCTATCTATTTTGAAATCTATCTTGTTAAATCTAGAATCACTTTTAACAAATTCTATATATTTAATACAATCATTTTCTGGACCAGATACTGTTCCATTTAACCCTTCTTCTGATATAATAATTCTTCCAGTTAGATCATATTTTTCACAAAAGTTTTTGTGTTCATTTAAATATCTTTCAGTATCGTTCATATGAGTATAACAATAATATAACAAGACGTTCATTAATATTTTAACTGTAATTATTTTTATAAGTATATTAATATTCAATATTATTTAAAAAAAATAATATAAACAAACGTTTACAATCTTATTAATATGAATTCCAATAGTCTTCTAAGTAATGAAGGGCTTCCTCACTTTAGCAAGTTTTCTAATGACCAAATTGAACCTGGTATAAGTGCTTTATTAAATAAATTAGAACAAGATTTTAATAATTTGGAAGAAAAAATTAAAAATGAAAAAAATATAGATAATTTATATAATCTAACTATTGAAGAAACAGAACGTATCGAATACCCTCTGTCTTTTGCTTGGGGTCTAGTTAGTCACCTGCACTCTGTGAAAAATAATGAAGAATTACGAGATGCTTATAATAAAATGCAACCATGTGTTATCAAACTTTCAAATAAAATTTCACAATCCAAAATTTTATACGATGCTCTTGATAAACTTGGCGGTACAAGTCATTTAGACAAAATTAAAAGACGTATTGTGGAGGCATCTGTTCAATCTATGTTTTTAAGCGGTATTGGATTAGAAGATAAACAGAAAGAAGAATTTAATAAAATTAAATTAAAATTAGCTGAACTATCTACTACATTTTCTAATAATGTTATAGATTCTATTAAAGAATTTGAAATGTTTATAAATGACGATAAAGATATGGGTCAATTACCAAAAAGTGCCTTAGAATTATATTCACAACAAGCTAGAGAAAAACACCCAGAATCTACTCCTGAAAATGGACCTTGGAAAGTTACCTTAGATATTCCATCATATTTACCAATTATACAACATCATCCTTCAAGTGAACTACGAGAAAAATTATACAAAGAGTATATAACACGAGCATCCGAAGGAAAACATAATAATATTCCGATTATAGAAGAGATTCTTAAATTAAAAAACAAAATAGCTAATATTCTAGATTTTAAAAACTATGCCGAGTTATCATTATCTAAGAAAATGGCTTCAAGTGTTCAACAAATTGAAAATCTTCTTATTATGATTGGCGATAAAGCAAAACCATATGCTGAAGAAGATATGAAAAAAATTACTTGTTTTGCAAGTGAGAAATCAGATTCATGTCTAGATAAATTAGAACTTTGGGATGTACCTTATTGGTGTGAAAGATATAAGGAACAAGAATTAGAATTTAAAGAAGAGGACCTTAAACCATATTTTCCTCTAGATTCTGTATTATCAGGATTATTTAAAATAGCTAGTAATTTATTTGGTATTACTGTATCTGAAGTTGATACGGTAAAAGAAAATATAGATACTTGGGACGAATCAGTTAAATATTTTAGAATTACCAATGATATTAATGGTGAATTAATTGCAACTTTCTTCTTGGATCCTTATTCAAGACCAGGAGAAAAAAGAGATGGAGCTTGGATGGATAGTTGTGTAGATAAAAACAAGTATCTTAATAATAAACCTACAGCATATCTAGTTTGCAATGGAACTCCTCCAATTAAAAATGGAGATGGTACTAAAAAACCATCATTAATGACTTTTCGGGAAGTTGAAACTATTTTCCATGAATTTGGCCATGGTTTACAACACATGTTAACAAAAGTAGATAATGGAGGTGCATCTGGTATTAATAACATTGAATGGGATGCTGTAGAATTACCATCACAATTTATGGAAAATTGGTGTTACCATAAACCAACAGTTAAGGGGTTTGCAAAACATTATCAAACTAATGACCCTTTGCCAGATGAACTTTTTGAAAAAATTTTAAAACAAAGAACCTTTATGACGGGAGGAGGTATGTGCCGACAAGTATATTTAGCTATGTTAGATTTATATCTATATTCTCATCTTAAGGAATATGAAAGTATTCTTGATGTTCAAAAAAGAATTGCAAGTCAATTTTTGGTGCGTCCTATTCTCGATGAAGATAAATTCTTATGTTCTTTCAGTCATATTTTTGCCGGCGGATACAGTGCCGGATATTACAGTTACAAGTGGGCTGAAATTATGTCTGCCGATGCCTTT